TCATTATTCAGAATCCAATTCTGGTGCTGACTCATACAATAGCGTTTTTGTTCCACTGAGTTTGGCATTTATTTGTGCATCATCTTTGAGTGGTATGGCCCGCAATTCTGGTACTTATGGCATTGCACTTAGCAAATTAAAACAATTAATCCAAAGTGATAGTGAATATTCTTTGGATCCCATGCATCCAACTGCCATTGTGGTTGGACCAGTTTGTTTTGAGGGCGTTGGTCTCATGGCCATGATTATAGCCGCCAAAGATGTTTCTGAATTAGGTGATGCTATTTTAACTTCTGCGTCAAAACACATATTTTCATACAATCGGTTTATAGAAAATTTTAATCCTACTTGGAATGTTTTTAAATATTGGGGCAGTAAACTAACCAATTTTCTTTTTAATACTGACAAATTTGTTTCTGCATCATCCCTCTTAGCTTTAACTTTCGCTTGCACCTATGGAGTCAGCACAGGTGTTATGGCTACTATAGCACTCGGGGCCACTTTATATAAAATTAATCAAAATAAGCCCTGGAAGACTGTAGTAGTTCCAGCAATTTGCGAACCATTATTAAATGCGGAAAAATATCCGTTAAAAGAGGGCTGTAAAGTTTCACTTCCAAGCACTTATTTATGTATGAAGCCTTCCAGGCAGTCCATTTATGTCTATGGTCAGTGTGCTTACAGGCATTTGATGTTGTCGTCAGCTTGTGCACATAATGCTTACCATGGTTTACGCGTTCGACAACTACAGGACTACACGAAGGGCAAGGATCTTGATGAAAAGTTCTTTGAGGATTATTCTGCTTTTAATGATACTTTTTCTCAAAGGATTAAACAGCATGTGGTGGATCTTAAACCATTCCCATTTGAATATTGGAATAACACATATCCCATTTTAAAACGACGTGCCCACTTGCAGGCTTATAAAAACGTCAAAGAGAGTGGTTATGATCCTAAGAAAAATTGCAAAACTCGGGGATTCATTAAATTGGAAACACTAGTCGGAAAGTACGACTATGGAACTTGGCAACCTAAAGTGGTGCCCCCTCGAGTTATTAGCGGAACGCAAGAAGAGTACAATGTCATGTTGGGTCCATATACTTCTAGTGTTAAGAGCGCTATGTGCACTCTTTTTGGTGAAAAGAAGATGGACCACATGCATAAATTGAGGAGAACCGTTATTGAACCAATTAAAGGCATAACCTTCGCCTGTGGTATGAATAAAAATCAATTAGGTGAATGGTTCTCCAAAATCTACAAGCGGTTTATAAATTTAAAATGCTATGAATGTGACTTTTCTAAATTTGATGGCCACATGACTAAAAAGTTTCTATTACAGGAGCACAAGTTGCAATTAGCCTTTATAGAAATGAAACAGTATGCCAAGTTATTGGGTTATCAACTAGAAACGGAAGGCACTGTTGGTCATGAAGAGCCTCTCAAAGTTAAATATAATGGCACTCGTAGAAGTGGTGATCAAAACACTTCTATCGGTAACACCCTAATCAACCTCTCAGTTCAATTGTGGCAATTAAGACGGCAATTTGATGATTTGTGGACGGAACTAGGAAAAACCATCGAAATTATAGTACTAGGTGATGATTGTCTAATTTGTATTGATGCTGCTGCACAACAATTAGACGTGAACCAGTCTATATTAGATATGACGCAATTAGGTCTTGATGTAAAATTCTTCGAGTCAGAATGGTACAATGCTACATTTTGTAGTAATCTGTTCATTCCTTGTAAGGTAGACG